CTCCCAAGCTTGGGAATGGATTGAATTTATTTACGGTGTCAAAAAAGAAAAGGCCAGGATCACCGTTAGTCCATGCATTTCTAATAGCTCTTTTCCAAATATCATCTCTATGAATAGTGGTTGCTATTTCTTTTGTGCTTGGACTTGACAAATGAACCTGACCTTTCTTGTGCTTCTTCATCATAAATTTATCATCGACACTCATAGATAAATTAAATGTTTGAATTTCACCATTTAATTTTGAATCTAATATTTTTAATACATCAGGATGATCATATTTAAAGATACCCATGTTAGCTGCACGTCTTGTCTTACCTCCAGATCTTACTGTGTTGCTTAACATATCAACAACATTTAGATAAGCTAATGGGCCGGATGCTGAACCACCTGTTGAGATACTTGCTCCTTTTTCTCTGAGGTTAGTAATAGGTATGCCTGATCCTGCTCCAGATGCATAAATTTTAGCACAGACTCCCCACATTTCAATGATAGAGTCCATTGAATCTTCCAGGCCCAGGACATAGCAAGCGGATAAGGCACGATCATGTGGATTTTTTGAATCACTACCTGCATTGATTATGCAGGGTGAATTAGGTCTGAATATTTTTTCTTCGAGTATATTAAAGAATTGATTTTGTTCGGCAGGACTTTCCCCTACAAATTTGGCTATTCGTGAGTGGGTTTGTGATGGTTTGGTTTCTCCTTTCAGTTTATCAAAATATAGTCGTTTATAAATTGCTATTGCGTTATCTGAATAAGTCCACTCTCCTTCTAATGTCATTATCTTTTCCCCCTGAAAGTCTTATCTTGTTTTGTTTTGATTTTTTTAATTTTATCTAATTCCAATTCAATATCCTCTTGATAATAAATAAGTATAGCTTTAGTAATTCCGTCTAAATAATTATCCATAGCAAAATCTACTTCCATATCACGGAATACTTTATTGAAATCAATATCTGCTCCATTTTTGTCTTTAATTGCAGAGTTTTCCATAAGTATACGTTTTATCTTATAGGAAATATCATCAACACAATTTAATAGTTTTTTTAATTTTAGATTTTCAGGAGAGGAGAGATGGAGGTCTTTATCTTTTGTTAATTTATCTTTTCTTATCAGGTCTTTGGTCTGGATTATAAACCCTGCCATTTCCTGTCTTTCTTTATGTTTTTTATTTCTATAATCATTAAATACTTTCAATCGAAATGAATCAACGGTGTGGGCTATTATTCCTTCTGGACTATCTGTTTTTTGTAATTCTAAATTTAATTCCTTATTTAGTATTAAGTTTAATCCTAATGGGTTTAAAAATGTTCTGTTTAATTCCGGTAATATTCCCATGTTTAGTAATAAATCTTGTAATTCTTCTTTGTTGTCTACTAAATCTAATGTTTGTTCTATCATCGTTTTTTCTCCTGTTGAGTATAATCATAGTTATCTGATAGAGTTTCCAATGAAATTGACTCTTTAAATATCCAACCTTAATAAGTTTTAATTGATTATTTTTTAAGGTATGAAAATCCTGATCTAAAGTATAATCAGGATTGGTCTTTTCTATAAGTAAATGATATTGTCTGCTTGTTCGATTAATTCATTTGTATGACTACACATAATGATTTGAAGACTTAATAATTTTGAAATTTCTTTGATCATTTTTGAAACTAAAGGGATATATCTTTTGGAAACATTTTTAAAAGGTTCATCCATGATAAGGATGGGGGCAGGATCAGGTTCTTCTAAAGCATGGATGACCAATCGGAGAGAAAAAGCAGTAACGTCTGTTAAGCCTCCTGATATAGTGTCTTTACGTGGTTCAAGAAGAACTCCATTCCTATCAATAAACCATTGTATTTCAAATTGGTCTCTTTTATCATAATTAAATTGAGCTACAAAACTATACTCGTCACCGTAGACTGTTTGGATAGCAAAAGTAACGGTGTTTTCAATAAAATCTTTGACTTCTTTTCTGGTAGTATCCCCAATTTTGATGACATAAGATTTTGCCATCTCCAGGGATTCCAAAATAGATTTTTCTTTGGCAATTATGAGTCTGTTGGAGCGCAAACTGGATTGAGCGAATACCAATTCGGTTTCCATAATGTTAATCATTTCACACAGTTTTGTGAATGTTTCATTATGTGGCATCGATCAATCCTTCAGAAACGATAGAATTGTATAATGATTCTGTTTGATTTGCAACTCTTTTTTTTCTGTCTTCTTTTTCATCAATTAATTGATCATAAAGCTCATATCCTTCCTCCAAATTATCAATATCAAATTCTTCTTTTAGTTGATTAAGAAGTAGTTCTTCTTGAGCTATTGCTCTTTGATTTTTGTTTTTCATGTCATTCAAAAAATTTTTCATTTTAGTGATTTTTGCTTCAACTAAATCCATTTTTTTTCCTCCATAAAAATTTTTAAATTTTTATATTGGTATAATTCAAGTTAACTTTTTTTAAGTATACTCAGGATAGGATCTATCTGATAATCATAGGCATGAAGGCCCATAGATGTAAAAGTTAATGGCCCTGGTTCAACATCATCTAATTGATTAGCAACATACTCATTTAATAAGGTAAGTCCTCCCATGTTTTCAGGAAACCCTGCATAAAGATCCCAGGATCTAAAGATACAACCCATTATTAGATAACCACCTTTAATCTTGAAATCGATACCTCTGAGACAGGGGGATGTCTTGCGCTCACCTTCATTGTCATAGGGTATGTCATAGTTAAAGCCAGAGTCCACATTTCCAACGTTAATGTAGCAATGGTTGTTCCCATACCCTTTTTCTTTAAAGTGCCTGACAACCCATTCTAAAGGGGTTTCTTTATTGTCTATGAATTCTTCATCTGATAGTTTTTCTTCTTCTGTTTGTAATGCTTCCGGTTTTGCTAAAAAATGTCTGTAATGATCTGTACCATTGATCCATGAGCTATATTTGTAATGCTCATTGCCTTCCAATTCAGGGTTCATTAAGTAATTGGGAAAATACTCAAGTTCCAGCTTTTCATCGGTTGTTACAGGAGGGATACCTTCAGGCATGATTGGAGCAAGCGGTCTGGTGTGAGGATAATTGATAAAACCAGAGCAAAAATCAAATTCCAATCTTGATGCTCCAGCAAATGATCCTGTATCAATCTTGTATTTTCTGCCAAATTCCCAAACATAAGATAATAGTTGAAAGTAACAATCGTTTAAATCATTAGCCATAATTTGTACGGGTTTAAAATTGTTCATTGATAACTCCTTTTTCAATTAGATCTGCTGTTGTTGTTCTGATTATTGTTTCTACTCTATTAGGAAGTTCATGTTGATCTAAATTATGCATTAATGTTTTTAAAAATGATTTTTTATGTTTGAATTTTTTGTTTTTCAATGAATCAACAAATTTTAAAACATTGTCTGTCATTGTTTCAATGTTTTGTTCAATGTGAGTTCTGGACAAAACCTGCTCTGGATCAAGGTCGGATATAATTAGTTCTTTATGTATTAATGTGTCAAGATTTAATAGTGTAACTGAAGGTATGAACCATTCTTCAACTGTACGTCTGATTATAGGCCCAGGATTGATTACTCTTGTTTCTTGATGTTTGTAAATATAGCGTCTGTGCCAATGACCACAAATAATCAAATAAAATCCTTTAAGTTGGGGATCAGTATCAATATTTGAGCAAAATTCGGTGTCATCTAAGATCCATGAACCTTGTCTTTTTAATTTTTTACCGGATACAATAGCTTTATGAGATAAAAGTAAACCTGGACGATCTCCATACCATTGTATTTCTTTTGATTCCCAATCCAGCCATGCCCACCACATTTTATAATCTCTCCAGAATTCAGAGATATGTTTTACTTTGTTATTGTTTTTCCAAAGGACTCCTAATGATGTACGATCCCACATATCCATAGAATGATATTGAAGGTCATGATTACCCCAAACAAAATACAATGGGTTATGTAATTTGGTTAATATTTCTCCAAGTCGAGTGAGTAATGAATTTGCAATTATAGCAACGTTGAATATATCTCCAGTGTGAACAATAGGTACATCATTTTCATTGGCAAGTTCTATAATGTATTCCCATTTTTCAAATTGAATTTCAACAAGGTCATCTAAACGTGCAACAGGATTGCGTCCTGTAAGATGACTATCACCGACAACAAGTATCTCCATCTTTTACCTTTCTATTACATAGTGGACAATAACCTAATTGAATAAATGCTTCATTAATTTCTGCTTCTTGAATTAAAATACTTTTTTCTGTTGTTTTTTGTACTGTTTGTGCTTCTTTAATCTGATCTAAGCATTTTTTAAGTAATTTGGATTTCAATTTTAGTGAACTTAATTCCAAATTTTTGGAGTGAATAGCATGTAATGAATTTAATAAAGATATTATTATATTTGGATCAATGATTTTTATTTTTTTTATCTTTATTAAAATAGATTCAAGTTTTTCAATACTTTCATCGAAATCATTGGTTTCTTCAAGATCACGGACAATAGTTTTTATATTGTCATCAAACCTACTTATTCTTTTGTACTTCATTTTTATTTCCTCTATCAACTCCAATTGTACCAATATATTTTCTAATCTACTTGTTTTTATTTCTAATTCGGATACTTCTTTTTCTAAATAAATAATACCTTCTGCTTTAAGTTTGTATCTAACTATATTTTTTAATCTTTCAATGGTTTTTAAATGCACTTCATTATTTTTTTTATGTCTTTTAATTTCACTTTTTGAATGAGATAATTTTTGTTTAATTGAATCAATGATAATTTCTTGATCACCCATACCAGTAGCACTATTTAATAATTTCCCTGCTGATCCTCCAGTAGAAAATAAAAGGTAATGAACATCATTTTGTTTCTGCCAATTGATTTCTTTGAAATTAAATAATTCTTTTACTGGATCTGGAACAGATGTACCAAAGGCTTTTAAAGGTTTACCATTATTAAGATAGTATTTGTTTTTGGTGCGCTTAACGGTGTTTCCTGCATCATCTTTTAATTGAATTGATAATTTTTTATCAGTCAACCATGATTGATATAGTTTTTCTCCTCCTCTTGGGGAATTTTCAATTAAAAGATATAAAGCACGAATCAAAGTACTTTTACCTTCCTCTGATTCACCTACAATTATATTTAAACCTTTGGTGAATTTAACTACTTTTTTAATGTGCAATCCAAATGCTTCAACTGTGAGTTCAGATAAATTCATACTAAGTAACCTTTATGATCATAGTATCCCCATTTGATTGATAAAGCATGACACCTGTAAAATTAGTAGGATCTAACTCTTTGTTTGATATTATTACCTCTCCTCCTAAACGTTTAACTAATGCAGCAACTATACATAATTCAGGAGGCATGGTTTCTAATTTTTTCCCTTCTACTGTTATTTTATTTTCTATATTCATCTCATATCTCCGGTTTTTTAATACGCATCCAATGAGAAGGGGTATTTCTTAATTTGGTATACTTGTCATATAGAGCATGTTGTAATTGAACGAAAGAAACAGCTTCATATAGAGAATCCCATTTGGGATCATAGATTAAAATGGGTTGATGTATATCTAATGGTAAATGATCTTTAAATAAAATCCATTTGTGGTAAGGCAGATCTTTTTCTTCTGTGTTGTTATGATACTGTTCCAGCATAACATCTATATCAGGAGACTTTTGGGAGGTCGATTCCGAATTGGACGATACCATCAACTTCTGTCGCTTTACCTTCAATTTCAAACGTTTCATGTCCTGCTCTCCTTTTGTTTCTTATCAGTTGATGGTCATTATTTAATGATTCAAAAAGACCCCAAGCTATATTGAAAATTTCATTAAATAATGGATGATCATGTCTTATCATTTTATATAATTCTTGATCATCATGAATATTTTTGCCTTGAAGTTCAAAGATCTTGGTCATTGCATTGGGTTTTTTTGTTTCAAGGTAGCAATCAGGATATAGGTTAACCCTGTATATTTTATTTTGGTATCTAAAAATTTGTATTTTAATTTTGTAATGAAAGATTGATCTCCAGGGTAGGATAGTAATTATTTTATCTTTTTTTCGATGGATAACTACTTTGATTACTTCTCCTTTAGCATGGATATATGCCATTGATCGAGTAACATTAACTCTTTTAAATTTTATTATCTGATTACTTGTTATTGCTTTAGCAAGATCTTTTTTAGTTATATTCAATGCAGTACGTTCAAAGAAACGTTCTGATGAATGATCATTAAATATATATTTAAGGTTACTTTTTTTCATCACCTGTTCCCTTCCTTTTCATAATTTGCCTAACTATATAATTTTGTATTACAGTAGGACTAATAGCTTCAGTCCAATTAAAAAAATGTCTTAGATTCATAACAGTTACAGGAAGGTAGCAAAAATCACCATTGACATTAACTATATTGATTCCAGGATTACCAAATCTTGCCATAAATCCGGCAAAAATATCATTATGCATAGCAATACAAGGACTACGCCTATTCCTCCGAAAGATAAGCATAGGTTCTCGATCAGAGTTAATTGCATCATTGAGACATTGATTCCAAAATTCATGAAACATAGTCATCTTTTGTTGTGAATCAATTAGATCCATGATTGACCACATGGTTAATGTTGTACTTTGTTTCTTTTTTGATTTAGTTTTCTTTGCATAACCTGTTTTGCATTCAATTGAAAATATATCGAACCAAAATTTAGTTTCTGGAATAGTATAGGTAATGTCACCAAACATATCAGGACGAATCAATTTCTGTTTAGCTTTCTGCTTTTGGGTTGCTCTTGCTCCAGATGATTCAGTTCTCCATACTCCATCCTCAGTTTTCATATGAGTTAAGTATAATGAAAACTCTTTAGACATTTCCCCTTCAAATCCACCACCCTTTGCCAATTTATTTACTCCTTAATTGAATTCTCTTTGGTTTAGATTTCAAATGAGTTTTGGGGTTCCAATAAATATATATATTTTTAGATCTACAATGAAGACATTTTTCGGCATTATATTCTGCCCAACTTGATCCACAATCTCTGCATTCCCATGATTGCGGTTGCCCTTTCTTACCCATATTCTATTTGTCCTTCATTGGTTCTAATTAATTTAGAGTTCTTATAGATCTCATATTTAATTTCATTGGTAGGAAAAGAGAATACCCAATCTTCAGCAGCATTAACTGTTTCAAAATCAACAATAATAAGATCACAATGTTTTGCTTTTAAATATGAATCAAGTTTATCTCTTTTAAGCATCATTATCTTTGGTACATATTCAATTGCTAATTGAGGATCTAAGATAACAACAATTATCTCTTTGGGATAGAAAAGATAAACGTATAATTGAATAAGATTGGTTGTTTTAATAAAACTATATTCTTGATCAGTTCTCAGTAATCCACGAAAATTGGGAATTTTGCCAAAAACTGCTTCTTTTTCTTTAGAATCTGCTTTCAGAAAAAATTCAAAAAAATCTTTTAAATCCTCCAAGTTAACCTCCCCATTTGGGTTTTCGATCAATCTCAGCATTAAGAATGATCTCATTCCAATAATCTTGTAGATCACATTTTAATTCATGAGCAACATAATCATTATTTGCTGCCAATTCGATTAATTCAGACCGATACATTTTTTCATCATGAAATACAAGGTAATTACCAGATCGTTCAAATTGATCATTATCCCAAAGAAAATTAACAGCAGATCCAAAGTTATCAATCCCATATCCATGTAGAATGTTCATCATAACATCATTGTAACGACCACCTGTTTTATTCTTTTTAATTTTGACTCTGACTTCAATTCCCTGATTGATTTTGTTATCACTTGTAATTTTTCTGACTTCTTTGAGCATGAATATGTGTGTGGCGTAGTGATCAAGAGCTTTTCCTCCTGCTCTTGTATTGGGATCACCGAATACGATTCCAACGTTCATTCGGATCTGAGATAGGATAAATAGAATAATATTTGAATTGTGTACTTTATCAATTGAATTGCGAAATAATTGAGATAGAACCCTGGCTTTGCCTCCTCCCATATCTTGTTTTTCAATTCCTTTTTTTTCAAGATGTTTTATTTCTCTTGCATCTCTTAATGTATCAAGTGAATCAAGTACATAAAGAACAACATCGTAATCTTTATCATTCTTATTAATGTACTCAAGATTGTTGTAAAGGTTTTCAACCGTTTTTGATCGTTGAAATAATCTGTCACCCTTTTTTCTTTTAAATCCTACTAAATCTTCACGTAATCCATATACTTGTGTTAATGGTACATTGAATTTTGCAGCTAATCGGTAATCAAATGCATGTTCTGGTTCATCATAATACATTTTAACACGTTTTTTCTTTAGAAGATGTTCAATATACCAAACAGAATTAACTGCTTCACAAGCAAGGAGTGTTTTACCTGTTGAATAATCTCCAACTGGATTAATAACTCTGCCAATTGGATATGCTTGATCTACGTGATTTGTTAATGCTAAATTCAGCATCCAACTGCCGGAATCAATAAATGCCAGGGGTTTTTTGAGATTTACTTCAGGCAATAATTCACAGGTTTTTAATCGATCACGTAAATTAGGTTTTTCTGTTAATTTTAATCTTGGCATTTAGTACTCCTTGTGGGGAGTCAATTAAGACTCCCCTAATTAATAATTAAATGTCAATGTCTGCTTGTTCAATGAATTTTTCATACATATCTTCGACAATGGCATCCACCGCTTCTGATTGAGAATCAAATTCTAAAGCAACTTTATAATCATTTTTATTACACCATGCTTTAAATCTGATTGAAGATAGTCCTGATAATTCTTGTCTTGTTTTTTCACATTCAGATTCAATTTCAGCAAGGGTTTCATCGACAGTAGTTTTGCTGGCATCATACCCTTTGTTTTCTTCTTCTTCTTTTTGTTGCAATCGTTGACGCAATGATGATGTGCTGCCCTCTTTAGTTTTTGCTGCTGCTTCATCTTCATCTTCATCTTCTTCAGTTTGCATTGATTCTTTGATTTCTTCATAATCAGCATAATGAATTAGATATTCAATTGCATTTTCAAAACCCTGATCTTCAGCTTCAGTGATTAAAGTATCCAATTGTTCCAGTATTTCATTTGGAATTGGGTTTTCCCGTTTATGTAGATCAAATGAACCATATCCAGGAAATGTACCTGCTGAAGTCTTTCGTTTGGAAACTTCCATTGCCACCGTTCGACCTTCACCATCAGGGGAAACGTCTGAAATGTCCAAGGTTGTACGATTGATTTTGTCTCTTACCTTTCCTTGGATTTCCTGGTGAACGGCAACCTTGGGCGCATTCCATACCCTTAATGTGTAATCTGGTGGTTCATCTCCTAATAGTTCTTCAGTACGTTTCCAGAGAAGGTAAACAATCCGATCTTGAGGATACAATTTTTTTGCAGCATTTTTGAATTTTTCCTCAGACCATCGTTTTTCATTGAGGTATTCCTCTTTTTTTCGATAGAGTTTTGATTGCACTTCGCATCGATAGCATTGTTTACGGTGAGCTTGGTGAGGACAAATAAATGCATCTTTTGCAAAACCTACTGCAAAATGTACTTGGCATTCCCAATGATAGGGAATGTGGGGAATGAATGAAACGGGGAGAATATCATAGAAATGATCACCAATTACTAAATGGGGTTGCCATTCTTCAATTTCAAAAGTACTCAATATTTCATGATTGAATATGGTTTTGCCCATTGATCCAGATTTGGTTTGTTTATCTCTATTTTCATAAGTTTTTTCTAATGTGGAAGTATCCCGTTTTTTGAACTTATCTCTGATTCCACCACCACCTCCACTTGTTAACTTTTTTCTGTCTCTTAATCGATCTTGCAATGACATAGTTAATCCTCCTTTAATCGAAATCGTTTGGGTTTGACTTCATGTTCCTTGACAATTGGAGTTGAATAATAATTATTCAACCAAAGTTTTACCATTTCTTTAATCATCCATCCTTTCTCAACAATTGAATCAACTGCTGATTTTGCATCGTCATAAAGGTATTGATACTTTATGACTTCATTAAATTGTACTTCATATTTAGGATCACCTTTAATCAATCGAAAAATCACTTGATCAGTATCTTTGTGAATGCCATATTCTTTTTTGTTGCGTCTGTATTCTTCAGCCAATTCGCCTTCCAAAATATCTAAATTCTTTTGGGCTTTTTTAAGCATTGACTTCATTTTGGCTTGACGCTTAGTGTATTTTCGCATTAAATCAGCTTGGCGTTCTGATTCAATTTCAAGATTATACCGATCAAGTGAAAATTCTGGATCGTACATAATAACTCCTAAAAAGTTAATTTACGTTTATAAGATTCAGTAGCATCAGTAATTTCTTCTTTAAGTCCATTCAATTCATGACTGATTAATTTTTCCAATGATTGATCATTGCGGAGATCTTTGGGAGTTACATCTGCCAGTAGAGATTTTGCTTCACTGACCATATTTTGCAATTGATCATCATTGAATATGTTTTTATATTTGAATGTGTTAAAGAAGTCATCAAACTTTTCCAATGCTTCCGGTCTAACTCTGCGTTTTTCACCATTGAGTTTACCATTTAATGTTGAAGACAAGTGAGTTACAAGTTCACCAAAACCCTCACGCATGGCAATTACGCAATTGTGCCTTGTTTCATTCATCATTGCTTGAATGCGATCTGTTTCAACCTTGTACATTTCATCGGTCAATCCAGAGGGAATAGTCATATCGAACCATCTCCATTCAATGCTGTATCGATTACGAACATTCATTGGATATGCTTCTTTATTAAATAATCCATCTTTCTTTAAGGTTTTTTCCGATTCCTTAATCCATTTGTCATAGTCTTTGGCAAATATGTTGACCTCTTTTTTGAGCATCTTTGAATATGCTCTGAGTTTCATATCTGCTTCTTCACTTATGTCATTGGATACAAAATGAACGGATTTAATCGGAAAGGGTAAAGATATTTCATTCCAAATGTAGTTCCGAACCTGAGTGATGACTGAATTGATTGGTGTCAATCGTTCTGACTTAATCAATCGTTGATAGCCTGATACCCAATCAGTTTCTTCAGTCATTTTAGCTCTAATCTCTTTGGGAATGCCCTTTCTGGCTTGCCATGTGTGTGTTTCAAATTGAAGCAGAGTTCCAAGATCGAAAATGTTAATTTCATTGCCTGTGTTCTTTGCGATTGTAGCCATGATTGATTCTCCTTTCTTTTATTAGAATGTTAGTTTGCGTTTGATGATCTTCTTTTTCTTTTTAATAGGAAGATCATCGACATAATCAGTTCCAAATAAAATCGATTGATAATTTTTTGCTTCTAAAACAAAATCATCATAGGTTTTATTTGTAGCATTACCTATAAATTTAATAGTTACATCACCATGACCTAAATGAACATCTGTTATTCTTCCTTTAATTAAACAAGGATGAACATCTTTGAAATATAAAAGTAATTCTTCAGCTTCCGTTTGGAATCTTAATTCATCTACTAAATAATCATCTGCTGGTCTTGGAACAATTAAAGTAATGTCTAAATAATTACTGCCAGGAACAGAAAATTTTTGTTTTCCTTGAAGTGTCTCCTGAGTAGTGTATTCCATTTTTTGTTCAACATCAGCTTGTACCCCTTGAATTAAGAATCGAGTACCTTTTGGATGAAAGAATAATACTTCGTATAAATCCATTTAATTAACCACAGAAATTTTTATGAACAGTCCTTGTTTGATTCTTTTGATAGAATACAGGTTTGAATTCTGGCCCAAGACCTTTGCCCAATGCATCTTTCAAATGATTGACTATATCATCGGTGATACATTCTTCACCAACGAATCCATCAGTTTCAAAATGAATCTTACCTTGTTCATCGACTTCTACAATAATTTGTTTCTGCATAATTAACCTCCTTATTCTACGATTTCAAGAACATGCCGTTGTCTTGTTTTTCCTGATGCTGCACTTAAAATAGTTCTAATTGCTTGAGCAGTTCTGCCTTGTTTGCCAATGATCTTTCCTATATCTTTTTTTGCTACTTTGAGTTCTAATACAGTAGTGTGATCACCTTCAATTGTATTGACTTCTACATCATTTGGAAAGTCAACCAATGATCGTGCAATGTAATTAATTAAATCTTTCATCTTATATTCCTTTTAAACAGTGATTACTATTCTGCGTTTTTCACCTTGTTTGGTTTTAATGACTGATTCTCTGCACAGTTTCCCTTTTAACATTGCCGCTTGTTTGGTTTTTTCCATTGTGTAATGTTGAATGAAGGTAATTGCTTTTTCTCCCCCCATTTTCTTTTTTAATGAGCTATCAAAAAAATCCCAAAGCAATGAATATGCCCCTTTTTGAGTTTTGGATTTGATTACTCCGATTTCGTAATTGATTCCAGGGAATTTAATCTTGTGTTCACATTTGCCAAGATCAGATGCTTTAATCCCCTCTGGTAAAGGATAATCACCAACATTTGTACCATACCATTTATAGGTTTTTGCATTAAGGATTAATTCACCTCCCATTCGTTTTGCGGTCATTGATAAAGCTTTAATGTCGGTTACTTCTAAATCGATTATTTCATTGTGGCTCATTAGTTACTCCTTTCTTTTAATTGGTGGGCAGGGGAGGAGTTGAACCTCCAGCGTTTCCAATGTCACGGGTTTACAGCCCGCTTCCTTCAGCCATTTGGATACCTGCCCAATTGATTAATTAAGTTTTAACTTACGGGGTTTCATGATTTCCTTTGAATGATCTTTGGCATTGGCCCATCTAAATGATTTTGCCATTTCCTTTGTGCGATCAAACTTCTTTGAATCGAATCGAGATAGTACTGGAATATTTTTCATGGCAATTTCAACTGGTTCATAATGAGAATCTTTTGCCAATTGTTCAATCTCTGCTCCAGACCATCCTTCATCATTTAATTTTTTACAGAATTCATTATCAATTGGTATTTCTGAATCATATTTACGATTTTGAATTTCAATGATTGATTTGACTTCATGCTTATTGGGCAGATTGACAAAAAAGATAGTATCCCATCGACCACCAGTACGTTTGAATTCAGGTGGTAATGCATCCAGATTGTTTGCAGTTCCGAATAAAATACCTTCAGATGTTCTTTCCTGCATCCAGGTTAAGATATGACCAAGCATTCCTTCATCAACTCCACTTGAAGTTGATTGTTGACCTTGACCAGTTCCACCAAAGAACTTTTCAATTTCATCTAATACAAAGATGCATCTTCCAATTGAATCAATTGTCTTTGTGGCTTTCCTGATTTTCTTTTCAGTTTCACCAACGATTCCCTCTTTGACCGCACCTACATCAAATAGAACAATGGGCCAATCAAGAATTGATCCTAATACCTTTGCTCCTAATGTCTTTCCAGTTCCAGGGAATCCAGCACATAATACTGCTCTAACTTTAGGTTTGGTTGATTTGGCATTGAGAAAAGGTTCTGATCTAAGTTCCCAATAGTTTTTGAAGTGATCCATTCCACCAAGATTGATAATTGGTTCGGGTTCAATGAATTGCATAAATCCAGTTTGTTTAACCACTTGTTTTTTACGATCCATGATATGCCTGAAATCAAATGATCGAGTTTCAACGGCAGATTTGGCAAGAGCATTTTCAATCTCCTCCCAGGTCATGCCTTTACATGCTTCAATGATTGGATTATTAACTTTGAATTTATCTTCATAGCTATCTCCTAATTCTTCAATTGAAGTTTCGGAAATACCACTGGCAATGGTGGTGATTTCTTCAGTATTGGGCATATCGAATTGTTCAACTGGAATGAACTCTTTGATTTTGGAAGGAATTGCAGCAGAGTTAGATCCAACCATAATGATCATTGTATGATTGGCTTTTAATAGATCGTAAATGTCAAGAATGGTCTGGACTACATCGAATGATTCAATGAATTCATCAAAGTTTTCCAGAATGAATGCAGTATTGGAGGGGGCAGCAGCAAATGATCCATCTGCTTGTTGTCCTACTGATCTGCGTAGGATGTTGAGAGCATCGATTGGTTCATCTTCACCAAATCGATAGTAATCATTAATGAGTCCACGGATAGGACTCCACATTTTCTTTTTGAAAGGTGCATCTATTTCAATTGATTTCATTGCACGTTTCATTTCCAGGGTTTCAACAAATACACAACCATAACCGGCTTTCATGTAATTGGTTAAATTCAACATAATCTTTTTCTCCTTTCGTTTGTTTAATTGGTTTTAATTCGTTTCATATCCAACCAGTTTTTACCTACTTCCCAATCAGTTTTCATTCTAACGGTAGTAGTCCAGGGTAGGTGGGGTTTATCGGTCATTTTTTCATCTACCATATCTATGAAGTCTCCACCTTCATAGGTTCTCAGATTGGCTTTACCACTATCATGTATCTGATTGATTAAATGTGATTCCCATCCTCCTTTCTCCAATTCATCTTCGATATTAATTAACGAGTCAAGCAATAATAAAAATGACGTTGATTGAATTGGATAATTAATTATTTCGTTTCTGGTTAAGGGAAATCTTCTGCGAAATCCGAATGGATTTTCAACATACCCTGTTTTGTAGTATTTGTCAACTATGGCATCCTGATATGCTTTATAGATGTGATACCTTTCATAAAATTGATTTTGACAATCCTTAATATGGTTCTGAGAAAAGTTAAAGAAGTAATGATCAAATGCTTCATGTTTTGTTTTGCGTTGATTGTAAATGTTATAAACAAAATCTTTATAAAAATCACTCTTTCGCATTTCTTCTGCAATTGATGAAAATCCTGCTCCAAAGAAATTAGCAAAAGTAAAATTGTTCTTTGCCAGGAATCGTTCATTGTCACCAAACTTTTCTTTTACCTGTTCATAGGAGTAACCTTTCAATCCAAATAGTTTAATTGCCCAATGGGAATGCATATCCAGATCGTTATTAAGATCTTCAATCATTTGGGGATCATTGCCAAGCATTCCTGCAACTTTGACTTCTGCACCATCGTAATCAAATTCACATATAAGCCATCCTTTTCCTAAACAAACAAATACTTTTCTAATTGTTTTCCAGGGTAGGTTCGGAAGTATATCACCATGTTTCGGTTGATTCTGTAAATTGGGATCTGATGAACTTGATCGATAGGTTTCAGCTACATTCAACCATAGTTCATGATGTACTCTACCATCATGTTCAGATACATTGCGTTTGAGATCGGCAATATAAGTATTCAATGCTTTGTTAAGTTTTCTATATTGTAATAATAATTTGCAAAATTTTATGTTTTGATTTTCAGCGTAATGAATGATTGTTGCTTCATCTGTTTTGTAATTACCTGTTTTTTTATTAGGTTCTGTAAGAGGTTCTAATCCAAGGAACTCATAAAGGAATTCCTGCATCTGAGGATTAGATCTGAGATTGAAATTGAAATCAGATTCATTAATCATTAAATTTCCCTTATATTTATTGGTTTGATTTTGCTTAAATCAATTGTATCAGGTTTATCATTTGTTACTTTGCCAGATTTAGTTCCTTTGACTTTTATTTTTTTAATTGAATCTTTTGATATTTCAAATACACCAGCTATTTCAAAGTATTCATCGATACCTTGAATTATATGACTGATCATAGACATTTGCTTATCTGAATCTGTCATTTGTGATAATTGAATTTCCAGACTATAATCAATCATTGTGATGATTGAAGTTATACTTCCAATAAATATTCGCATCGGTTCAGGATCTTTAAAATTATCAACTGCACATTCAAATTCTTTCCAGATGTGATTTATATAGTTTTCAACAGATCCCATTCGGGTACTGTCAAGCATGTTAGCAATGATTTGCATACACATAGTAAGGTAATTATTCATTTGATTTGGAGATTTGAATACTTCTACATCCAGATTATACAACTCAATGTAATCAGATAATTCTTTTCGATACATTGAAAATGGTTTTATAAGTGATTTTCTTTTTCTTACATCTACAATAAAGGCTTTCTTTCCATTGTAAATGAATGAAAATTCTTTTAGATTAAAATGAAAGTTTTCTTCTAATCGGTTTACCACTTGTTGTATTACTGCTGATTGTTCTTGAGTGATCTTTATCATAAGTTCCATCTCCTTTCATTTTTATAGAAAGTGATTTTAATTTCTTATCAGTTGATTTACTTAAATTGGTTTTATCTTCTAAATAAGTATTATAAGCTTTGAATTGAGGGATCTGAGATATGCGAGTAAGTACTGATTCCATTTTATTAATTAATGTAGTTTCCAATGAATCCAATTCTTCTTCACCTATTTTAATTCCTGCCTTTGTCATGTTTGCAAAGAGCTTATGACCCCTATGTAAAAACTCATAATTATATTTAGCATTAGGGTAAACAATTGGAAGTATCTTTTCAATTAACAACCATTGATTGTAGGTAGTAATAACATCTAATCCAGCATAGAGTATCATATCGTCATATGGTGCTTCTCTGATTCGATTCTGTTTATCATCCTTATCCTTTTTCATTAGAAATGTTTTAACTGTATCTGAATAAGGTGGAATGCCAAACCTTGTTAGGTTTTGAAAATCTAATGAAGTGGTTCCTCTGCGTTCATCAATCACATGAGATGCAATCATTGGATCTTGAGTATTGACTATTTCAGCGCCAAATACCCATCGACTGACATTGCGTTCAAATTTGACATTTTGGATTATCTTTTCAATTGATGGATTGGGTAAAAATTTTTCCATGAAATGCCAAAGCATAAAATCATTGTTCTCATTTTCCAACCATAATGATTCATGCAATACCCAGGCATATTTTGCAGTTGAGAATTGAATGTGAGTGATTTCAAAGTTATCATCGAATGGTTTGACATTGGTTGCTTCATAATCGAATGCAATTCTTTTTGTATTCCAGATCTTATCAAGGCAATCTCTTAATTCTTTTTCAGTTTTAACCTCTTTAATTGTGATCCCTTCAAGGATCTTTCGTTCCTGAAGTAATTGATCGACTTTTTTATAGGTATTGTATTTAGACCAGAATTTTAATGCACGTTTAAGATCACGCTTTAAAGCGTATTGTTGATCATAATTATATAGGTCATTAGGGTTCATCAGAGTGTACACAAGGCAATTAAATTCATAATTAGGGATCAACCTACCTCTGAGCTTTGTCGGTGGGATTTTGTTCTTTAAATTGAATAGGGATTTGAATGCCATTTCTCCACAACAAATGATCATTTTAGGTTTTAATTTATTAAGTTCATCGACTAAGAATGATCGACAGCATTTGAATTGAACTTCAGTGGATTTCTTTTTTGAATAACATTTAAGAGCGTAGACAAATGCAGCAACGTTTTTTAGATTGAATCCCTCTTTGAATGCATTTGATCTGATTGCTTGTGCTTTTTTATTTGAAAAATGAATTGATCGAGTGTCATCATCCTGTGATGGTTGTTGACCTAATATAACCAATCCACTGTAATTGCTTCCTTTGTAGAATGGAAAGAATGGAGTATCAATTGCAGGATTATCAAAACGATTGCATTTATCACAATCATATTTGACATTTGATTTTTTTGTCTGTGGTAGAGGAAAATAGAAACTCATTTAATCACCATTTGACAAGCAGGGGCTATTAACCCCTGCTTATTTGATAATTGATTATTGATTAATCCATATCATTGTCGGTTTTGATGATCTTAAACATGGTCTGGACACGTTTTTTGATAAAGATAATGGATTTTCCCTTTTCTTTGTAAATGGGGGATACTGCTTTCACTACAGCATCTTCTGATTTACCTGCAACAACCAATTGCTCCATGATTGCATAAACTGATTGAGCATCAGCAGCAGGGGTTTTAGCAGATAGTTTACCTCTTTGTTTTACAGTGGTGGTTTCCTTTGTTGCTTCTTTTCCAATTGTAATTTCAGCAAGCAGTTTTTTCTGCATTCCAGGAACAGATTTCTTTTGAAGTGCATTCAATTTGATTCCCAATTGATCACACATTTCAACCAGGGATTCTTTATCTTTGCCTTTGGCAGCATCATTGATTAATTCTGCTGTGATTGTAACACTATCCTGATCAGTTGATTCTCCAACACCTTCAACTGTTTCAGCAATCTTATTGGCAACCAGATCAAGGATCTCATCTTTCTTTTTGCCGATTCCAATTGTAAGACCGATGAACTTGGCAAATTTCCGCAATTCGGTCATTTTCAATTCTTCCACTTTGGCAAAGGCATCATCAACACTGAAACCTTCATCGGAAGGAGTCCACCAATTGAATAGTTCTTCAGGTGATGGTTTTGTTTCATCTTTGCCTTTGACATCAACTTTACCACTTTCTGCTGCTTTCTTTGCAGCAATGCGCTCTTTGAGTGACATAGGTTTTTCTTCCTTTGGTTCCGCTTTTGATTTGATGTGATCGAGCATCATTGATTGAAGGGTTTCTTCATCAACATCATCAGGTACTTCCATGCTTTCAAAGATTCCCTGATATTCTGAATAGACTTCAACCAATTGATCTTCATTTTCACATTCGTTAATGAGTTCTACGATTTCTGCCAATTGATCATCCCCTGCGGTTTCAACTTCAGCTTCAGCTTTAGGGGGATTTTTGAGAAAATCAATCATTGCCTTTTTCATTTGAGTAGGCAATTTATAGGCTGAAGGATCAAATCCTTCAAATAAAGGAGCAACATCACCATCTTCAAGGATCTCCATCAATTCAGCCTTTTTGGTATAGCCTTCAAGGACTTCAACTACATCATCAATTGAAATGCCGGTATCACCTGAAGCAGCAGCAGTTTCAGTAACGGCAGCAGCACCTGATTCAGCTTCAGCTTGATCGAACAGGGAATCATCCAATTCATTGTACCATGCAACCAGTTCTTTTGAGTATTGAACTTTCGGTTCTACATTACGGATGATTTCCAATACCAGATCGTCATCATTCATTTTGTTCATTTGAGCGAGTTTCAATCCGACTTCTTTACCAAATTCTTTCAATTGTTTTAATTCCATGAGTAACCTCCTTACATTAATTTTTTTAATGATTAGTAACTTATGCGCCAATTCAATTTCTTCTATATCAGCGATCACCATCCGATTTCCTAAGACCTGATCAATCAATTGATCATATCGATCAGCTTTTAAAAGTTTTTGTCCTCCTTTCTCAAGGTATTTAAAACACATCTTTCGTAACAAATACATTTCGTGTCCTTTAAATCCCCATCTGTATTGTTGAGAGTTAATTGCATTATACAATCTCTTTCTCTGGATTAGAGTATAGAGATAACACTTCCATCTTGGCAATTGGACAAGCAATTAATTGCCTTTATGTAATGCTATTCTTTCCTTTAGAGTTAGTTTGGATTTAGGTAAGGTTAATCGTTTGGGAACTTTTAATTGATCAGGATTTTTTGGAATATCCTCTGGATTAGGATCAATGAATTGAATGCCTATTTTTGGATATTCTTTTTGTTTGGCAACAGATAAGATTTTATTTGCTTCAGCTTTGCCTAATCGATTAATGAATTCTTCTTTCCATTTAATGTTTGACTTCTTGAATACCCATCTCCAGGCCCAGGTAGGAGGAGAATCAGAAGTAAGTAATTGATCAAGCTTTTTCATATAGTGATCAATCTTTTTGTTTACTTCATCAAGTGATTTGGAAAGAGATATTTTTTCTTGATTGAATTCATAAAGAGTCAAATGAAGATCATCCATTTGAAACTTTTGCTTTCTGGTCGGTTCTTTGATTACTTGTTTAACACTTTCATTGAATTTTTTCCATTTGTTCATATCTTTTCCTTTCGTTTGTTTGGTCTGCCATTCAGTCGATAATAAGCATACATCATTGGAAAACAAATGTCAAGCTTTAAAACCTGTTGATTTAACTAAGGAATTTGCATTTCGACATATTTTTGAATGCCCCTGACAATCAGCATGAATATGACTTGAGATCGGGAATATATCATTCCATCTGACTTTTCCATCTCCTTTTTAATTGATTCAATTTTCTTATCAACTTCAGGAGTGATTCTTATGTTTACATGCTTGCTTAAACCCATTGTTTAATTCTCCTTACTTGATTGTTTTATAGTCATCATCTTCTTTTATTATGTGTTTAAATCGAATTTCATAAGGTTCTACCATTGCATCTGTTCGACTAATTACTCTGATTTGAGTATCTTCTGGAAATGTTACATCATACTTTCTTTTTATATAAGCATTAATTATTTGTTGTATTTCAATCCAATCAATTGTATGAGTTATAACATTAGTTACTTGTTTTTTAATCAATGGTAGAACCTCCTTTTCTATTGGTTATTTACAATGCTTTGCAGTTCATCCAATTTAATTGAGCCGCCGGACTTGTTACGAATTTTCTCACTCAATTCATGGATCTTTTTTCCCTGTTCTACAATATGGCGATCCCTTTCTTGAACAGTTGCTTCAAGATCCAGAATCATTTTCTTTGCTGATTTTAATTGATTCGTAAAACCCTGGATTGAATTGTTTTTGACTTCCAATAGTTCTTCAATCCCTTTACCAATCTTGACATAAGAATCATATAAATCTGGTTCTGGATCTGGTTGAAGGTTCTTATCATCCAATTTGGTATCTTCTAATTGAGTTTGAATTGGTTTAGGGGGATGGAATTGATAGACAACACTCATACCTCTACGAGCATCGGTTTTAGTAACCAATCCTTTTTTCTTTAGATCCCTTGATACAAGTGTACTCATTGTATTGTTTTTGATATGTGGGAATGTTTTCCACAAATCTTTAATGATGAATCTGTTAATTTTATTCTCAATTAAATATTCAATTACTTGTTGTGTGTGTGACTTTTGTGATTTTGATTCTTTCATTTAATTTCTCCTTTTCAATTGGTCGGTTTTGTCATTCGTTTCAAAAAACTGCTGTGATTGCTTTGTTATATATTATTCCTCCTTTCAGCATTTTCTTTTTTACATCGTTCAATTGATTTTTTGGTTTGTTGCTCATACCTTTCTGCTTCTTGTTGATCAAATGGTCGGGCTTTCAATACATAATCCAATGCTAATTTACGATTCCAAAGTATATGGTAATTGATTTTAAAATATTCGATAAATTCAATCCATTTATGATCTGACCAGGGGGGAGTCCAGGGGGATGATCGACAAATAAATATTGCATCAAATACAGGGGGATCTTCAGGAATTGAATAGGATACTTCAGTATATAATAATTTGCCTTTGTGTTCTGGATTAGTTTTTCGCCAAGGGGGATAAAATAAATGGTAGGATTTAATTTGATTAAGTAAGCACCCTACCCAATTGCCACAATTGAGTTGTGATTCTTTTTTAGGTAATTCATTACCATAATAAATATCGTGGTGCTGATCAAAGTTATAGATATTTGATTTAGGGAAAGCATCAATTAATGTTTTAATGTCAACATGAGTATCGCTGATTACAAGCATACTTGGATATGAATTGATTAGGATCTTATCTAAAAATCCATTTAACAATTGCAGATCTGGATGATATATATCTTTGGCAATTATTTTGTGATCAAATAGATTTCGATTGCTCCACCTAATAGGCCAAATGATTTCGCAATATATTTTGTTATTGTCTTGAAATTGCCAATCAAAAACAAAGTTATCTGGAAAGAAGTAATCCCAATCAATTGAAAGTATATTCATTAAACACTTCTCCCTTTATCCAATAAAGATTTACATGCTGCATCTTCAGTCAATTCAAAATCTTCTAATTCAAGGATAATTGATTTCATGTAGATTCGATTATTAATTTCTCCATGACAAAGATAGGCATGATTATATAAACCATACTTAACGGGGATCTGAATTCGATCTGGATCACGCTTCCATCGTTTGACTTGACCATTGATTCTCCATCGAACAGGAGTGCAGTTGTCAGCATTGGTAAATCGATTTGAATAAATGTAATCACCGAATTCGAGTGCTTTTGCTTGTTGTAATGTAATTGGCATTGATTAATCTCCTTTCGTTTGTTAAACTGTCATTATAAATATTTCACTGATTATAGCATTTAAGTATTCATCAGCATCACAATTAATTAAATCAGATCTTGTAGATAATCGTTTGAATAGCCTTTTAACAGTTGTGATTCGTTTATCCTTAAAATATTCTAAATGAATTGGAGTGTCTTTGATTGTTACATTTTTAATTACAAAATGAAATGGATAGAAATACCATTTAGATCCCAGGTCATTTGAATATTCCCAGGCATCATCAATTGATTCAAATTCAGGTCTTTCAGTAACATACTCACCATCAAATGACATACAAATTAATTGATACATATTTTTCCTTTCGTTTAATTATTAAACCAACCATCATATGAATTAATTGAATTGATAATGAAGGCAAGGTTGTCATTATCCAGATTATCTAATTCAGTTTCAAGATCTGAACCAATGTAATCAAAGAATCCTTTGCTTGATTCATCAATTAAATAGTCTCTAACATCTGTAAGAGATACCCATGTATGATTCAATTGAATTTCATGATCATCATCTGGTTCTTCATTACAAAGGAAATTACAAAAGATACAAGCATCATCTTTTGGATCACGCAATATACCGTATTCAAATAGACTGATTTCAATTGTTACATCAACTCTATCGGTATAGTTGTCATATTCATCATTTTCAATTGCTGCTTTGATTTCACCATAGGTCATTTTATTATTCCCTCCTTTCGATTGAATGTTTCATAAAGCAATTCAATCATGTGATTGTAATGGTCAATTCTTTCTTTAATTTCATTAATTGATTTTTGTTTCCATTTTTTAATGATTGCTTCATCAACATTGCAAGCTTTGCAATAGGTTGTGAATCTGCCATCAGAACGTTTGTAAGCATTGGCATTGTGCAATCGTTCTCGACATCTGGAACAGGTAGGTAACACACAATGATCCTTTTGTTTTCTTTTTTTCTTTTTTGTCAAATCATATTCCTTTTTAATTGGTTTGAATCGAATGAATGCTTGTCCATCAATACATATCCAAATGCGTCCATCTCTTGCTGTTTGTATTCCTACATCACAGATTTGAGATTCTACATTAGGTATCTCAATTGATAGTAATCCCTTTTGATGTGTTTCATTAATTGTTGCCCAACAAGTATTTTTCATGATTAAATAGCCCAACTGGTTTGCATGAATTGATTCATTTCCAGCCTTCTGAAATGATCGGCAATTGCTTCTTTCTCATATTGATTGATTGCACAATCAATTGCGTTTTTTGCCATTTCCATCAATCCAGACTTTTCATGATTACAACCAAAGAATCCCCAACAGGAATCATCACAATTGATTTCTTTGTTTTCATCGGTAGGTTCAATTACATAACCATAGACAGATCCGGTTAAGTAATCATCATAAGTATTGACTTCTGATCGCATAATGTCAATTGCCTTTTGTTCTAACTTCTTTGACATTATCTTTCGATTGAATTCCTTTTTGATTGCTTCTTTGGTAACATAGATGTATCCGATTTGACCTGAATCCCAAGGGCAATTGAATGGGCCAGTTGAGATTGTAATGCCGGAATGATCATAGAGGTATAAGGGAAGCATAACATAGTATTGATTGATTGCTTTCTCAATTATGTTATCACATCTTTTTTCACATGCATTGAATGCTTGATTGTCATCAAGATTGGGATACTTGATTGATAGTTTTCTCCATCCGATTCCATTTTCCCAATAATCAATTCTGTTTTCATTATAGGGATCAGCTTCAATTGCCAATTGCTGCAAGAATTTATTCGGTTCACAATCAGGTTGTTTGTGGCCTAATGTATATCTGGAATGCCAGCAAGCCATAGTTCCAAACATATCAAAATCATCAATTGGATTTATAGATGGATCTTGATCCTGGTGAATGTTAATATTAAATCCCCGATATTCAATTGCTTCACTAAATGAGTCATCCATTTTTACATTCCTTTCGTTTGTTTAATTAATTGAAAAAACTGGAGTGAATTGCCTTGTTAGAAGTTTAATTGTTTGGTAATGAATTGCTTCATTGCTTTTTTCAATCGTCTTACTGTCATATCAGCAACCATTGGTTTGTGTTCTGTATCATCAGAATGAAACCAACAGGATATGTTATGCTTATCAAAATCAGATAATCCATAAGTCATATTCGGATTGCCCCAAATGCCTTCTTGATCATAGAATTCGGATTTGATTGCATTTATAAGTAAAGTAGGAACGAAATAGTTTTCTTTGATATGACCTCTAATGCAATCATATGTCCAGGGTTTTTCATTGAATGGAATGAGTTCTGGTTGACCATCAATCAATTTAAGAGTACTCATTTTATCAGCAATTGGCTGCCCATTGTGTGCTTGACAAACCCAACAATCACTATATCCAGGAGCAGGTACTTTCCCTGATTGTAATGCTTCCATAAATTTGCGAATGTAATTGTCAATCTTTTTCAATTGATTGCGCTTTTTCTTTTCTTTTGCTTTGGAGTGTTCCTTGATTGCATTGCCATTGGCATTGGTGATATGTCCATCGTGAGTGATTATCATGTGATCCTCATAAAGGTATCGTTTTTTATTGTATGATAGATACCAAAGGAATTTTTCGGAATAGACATTGATGCCGGTAGGTAGGAATCTTGACATTCGATCCTTTGTAGTTACAGTTTTCCATCCATCTGTATTCAATTGAATGGAACCATTTTCAAAGAATGTGATTATGTCGGTATTATGCAGTTTGATTGCAATGGTGGTGGGAGTTCGTTTGATTACTCTTGTGTTGTTTGCAATTGGACGATCAATTGTATTTGCCTTGCGTACACCTTGAGCCAAATAGTGTACTAATTGATCATACGATTGCGGTTCTAAATAACTGTAGGGTTGATTGCTATAACCGTGATGTTTATCCATTGATTGATTCTCCTTTCGTTTGTTTAATGATTACTTGCCAATCTTTGCCATATGCCAATTGATATTCTGCTCTAAGGTAATTGGCATCATCTTTTGTATCCGCTTCATCAATTACTTCTCGATTGCCTTTGTAAATACCAATGATTTCGTAATGCATTCAACCTCCTTTGATTAAAGTTTCAAGGTTCTTAATTACCTGGGGATGAAATAGAATCATATTGCCTTTGAGATAGTATTGCTTCTTTTCAATGATTCGATTCAATTTAGGGATCACTTGATCAATTGGTATCGTTTCAATCATTTCAGCAATGATCTCATATTGATCTGAAAAGATATAGTAACTCGGAGTCCATTTGTCATACTTAAACAATTCGCTTGAGTTCAATGAGATGCAATTGTTTCCTAATTGCTCTGCTTTAGGGTTGAGTGGCAATTTCCGAATCTGATCTGCTACAATCAGCAATTCCTTTCTGATTGCACTAAGTTTATCAATGATTGATTGTTTATCCATTCAATTATTTCCTTCCTTCTTTGTATCGTCTAAAGAATCGATTTAATTTACCTTTCATTGTTTCAATCCAATCAGACAAATGTTCTGGACTACCATCATATTCTATTTCAATCCAATAATAATTACACATTTCTTTTATATCTTTGAATTGATTCCATAGATTGTCTTCTGCTGAATTGTGATAGGTTGAATGATCATACGATCCAGCATAAGCATGGGATTGATCATAGTGATGAGCTTTGCTGTAATCCAATCGATCAGGTGGAAACCATTCAGGGATTGAAAAGGACACTTTGATTTCAATTGCTTCTGAATTAAACATTAATAAGTCCTTTCAATCAATTGATTCCAATGCTTTGAAAAGAATATTTGAGCATCTTCTGATTGATCGATAACTGTATGATATATTCTTTTGGCTTTCCTTCGATCATCCTTGCTGTTTATATCATATCCCATATCAGCCGCCCAATCATCCCATGAATTGTAATTTTCAATTGAAAGCCAATCACCTGTAATGCATTCAATTACTTGATCTGGCATAGGGGGAACCCTGACACCTTCAAATGGTTTCCTGGGATCGCCTTTAATTGGAGGGGGAAAGAATCCCAAATCCTGAACAGTTTTGTAATCATCAATTGTTTGACCTTTACTCATTTGTTTAGGTTTGTATCCCATCATTCTAATTGTTTTGTTTTTCCAATTGGTAAGCAATCGACCAGTTTTGAATACATCGGATGATTGAGATTTAGTCATCAATCGATGACCGATACCAGTTGAGAAGTAGGTTTGAAAAGTATCGCCGGAATCATCAATCAATTTGACTTTCCAATGATCCATTGAAGTATTAGATTGTATGTTGGGATTGGAATCAGTTGATCGGATTTCCCATTTGAAATTGTTTTCAATGAGATAATCCATTATTGCAGAACGAGTCTTATCAGGGGGAGTTACTTGCAGATTTTGAATGAATGTAATTACTGAAACAGGCAAAGCATTGATTAACCAAAGTGATCCATAGTGATAGCCAGTACTCAATTCAGGATTGGTCTCATTGTCAATCAATAGATGGTGCTGTTTAAGCATTGCACATACCTGATCATAATCCCATCCATCAAATGATTTGATTTGATCTCTCCAGAAGTTAACATATTCCATTTGAAGCAATGATCCAGCATTCATATCATTTAAATGGCAAGTTTTCCAGATTGCAAGTAGATGAATCAATTGATTACGATCCATATAGAGTTCATCGAAATCAGATGGATTGATTGAATCATGGATTTGACCACCTGAATGATTGCCAATTGATCCACAGATTGATAATGTCTTGTAAGTTGATCCAATTGGAGTGAGTGCTGTTGTAATTGCACTTGCTTTACTTGCTTTTTTGTCTTTCAATTCGATTTCCAGAATAACCTTGTCTTTGCCAATCATTCCAACTAATAGTTCTTTTTTCATTTAATTAATCTCCTTTCGATTGTTTAATTAAATTTGTTAAGCATTTCTTGTTTCAATGATTCCCACAATTCATCAGTACATTCAATGTCTTCATTCATTACCAATGGAGTAACATAAGCATTGATAATTGCTTCATATGAATCACCACTATCATTGAATGAATGAGCAGGGAGCAATCCCATTTCGGTTAATGATCCCATTGTATTGACATCTTCCATAATTAAATTACAATGATCAATGAATTTCTCGAATCGTTCTTTATTCAATTGAGCGCAGTATTTTCGATGCTTGCCATTTTCCCAATCATATCCCAAGTAATCGTAATCGAATTGATCATCATCTTCAGTACAATTCCATCGTTTAATAAATGGAGGTTGAAATGCTTTGACTGATTCGGTTTTCATAATGTCAAATGAATAGATAACATAGAATTCCAATTCCAAAGTATCATAAAATGTAGTTTCAGGCATAATCAATTAATCTCCTTTCGTTTATTTTGAATGACGGTTAATGTATTCGGATTCCTTTTGCTTCTCTGATTCATCCCTGTAATCAAATGGGAATACCTTTGGTTTATCAATTGTATTGATTGCTTTCATGGTTCTGTGTTCAACGAAAGCAGCATCCAGGTTCTTTTGTACTTTTACTCGTTGTTGATTCGGTAAATTCAATGCTGATTGAATCTCTTGAAAGCCACCGGATTCTGCAATAGCTCTTTGAATCAATTGAATGATCGGTTCAAGTTCTTCATCTTTCAATTGACGAAATCTTTTATATTTCAGATTATCATTTGATTTATGAAAAGAAATAGAATACCATTCCCTGGCACAATCAATGATGTGATAGAATTGATGTTCACCTTCATTGCCTTCAATTAATAATCCGATGCAACCGCAATCTAATTGAATAAACATAAATTAATCCTCCTTATCATTTGATTGATTAGTAGTTCTTTGAAAATCAGATTTGCTGATATACTTCCAATCACCAGATTTATACATTTGTTTTGCTTTTTGATTGGATACTCTTTTGACATTTTTAAATCTGATATGTTGCATACATTTAGCCATTCAATTAATTCCTTTCAATATTGATTAATGAGTTCTGAAATAAGGTTCTGGATTAGGCGTAATTACCAAATGAAGGCATTCCATTGTCTTCATTGCAACTATCGGCATAATCCTGATTGGTTTGATATTCACCTACATTGAATGAAGTATATCCCAATTGCCATTCTCTTGAATCTGAATTGAAATCAGCTTCAATCCAATCACAACCATCAAGGATTGATTGAATTTCCTGATAGAAGAAATCATCTTCTGGATGCCAATAGCCCTCAAAGAATTCAGCGCAATCACAATCATCGTAATTATCAGTTCCCTGGTATTCACAATCCATTTCATGTACCAATTGATCTTCTGGAGGTAGGTCTTTCGATTCAATCTCAAATTCATTTGGATTGACTACCCAGGAACTCAATAGATAAGGAATGCCGGTAATTCCCAATTCCCTTTTAGAATAAGCTTTCCATCGATAGGTGATTGATTCATATCCAACATGACTTCCATTGCCATCCATTGCATACCTGGAAGTGACGCAATCAATTGTAAATCCAATTGGCTTTTCATCTGGATCAGGAATGGTATTCGGTTCTGGATCAGGGGTACTCCAAATAGGCTGAACATCGATTGATTCAATATGTCCGGTTTTTCCCATTGAATAAAGGAAGGATTCAAGATCTATAAATTGAATGTGATTGATCGTATTTTTGGCAATGGGAGTAAGGTGGGATTTTAAGCAATCTAAGTCATCGATTGCTTCTTTGGATTGACACAGAAAACATTTGTCAATTACTTCAGAAGTAGTGCAAGTACAATCAGGATAGAGTACTTTGATTTTGCGGTGAAGTTCGATTGATTTGTCTAAGTCATCAATAATTTGTTTGATTGTTCTGTCATTTAATTCCATCATTTAATTAATCTCCTTTTCGATTGGTCGGTTTTGCCATTCGTTTCAAAAAACTGCTGTCAATGCTTTGTTGATAATGATATGTGAATATAACATGATGATTTTAGCCTGTCAAGTAAAAATTCACAATTTTTTACAATGTGATTAAATTTTTTTAAAGTCAATGTAATCAATCATTTAGATCGATTAAATACTGCTCTATTGCTTCAATCCAATCACCCCAGGATGTGAATTCAAATCGATCATTGACTATATCGTAAATGATTGTGATTGCGTATGATTCGCCTTGATTGACATATAAACCAATGCAATCACTCCAATAATGATTTTTGTAATAGCCTTCCATTCGACTTGATTCAATTCCAAATCCATCGATTAACTCATTCAATGCTTCCATCTTTTCATTCAATATATCTGGAGGATTAAAGCATTGACTTCTCAATCGATTGACTGATTCAAATTGTGATAAGTCAACTTTTCCATTGATTACTTTGTAGATTAATTCAATTTGTTTTGAGTCAACTTGCCATACTTCCATCAATACTTCTTTTGCAATGTCATTGGTAATTAATTCATGTCTCATTTGATTAATCTCCTTTCCTGGACTCGTTAGCTTTGTTATTGATTAATTGACCAATCCCAATAGGTCAATGTGGACAGTTCCCGTAATATCGGTTTGAATGATATTATAGATAAATGTTCGATTGATTTTTTTCCAATTGGCTTTATTCAATCGAATTGATCCAATCCTGGTATTCAATCGCCAAAAGACAATCCATTTTTCAATTGAATCATCATTGATTGATTGCTTTCTTTTGCAATCAGGACATAAGCTAATTAAATCATCAATTATAATTACTTCACTTTGATTATTACAATTAGAACAGATTAACTTGATATTCATGGTTATAATCCTTTCAATTGTGATTGCGTTATTGCAATGAGGTTAATTGGAATTTATCAGGGAATACTATGGTAAGTCAAGACGCAAAAATCCCTATTCTGATTGATACTCCAGAATAGGGATTTTCAAATTGTAATTGATTGATTAGAAATAACGATTAGATAGTGGTTGATTGGTTATTTTAAGGAATGAATATTGATTGGATAGTTTAATCCAATCGGATTTATCATAAGCATAGTATTTGATATACCAATTGGGTGATTCATTTGGTATATCATAAATTCCAGGTAATTGACCAAATTTACAGCCGAATGGAATCAATATTTCATTCTTGATTGATTCCAATTCAATACCAAGTGCTTTTGCCAATTTAATTGCAATTGCTTCTCCAATCCAAATCATAGTCTAATTCCTTTCAATTGTTTTTGATTGCTTTATTGCAATCTGGAATAGGATATAATAACAAAAGGCATATGTCAAGTAGACCATATACCTTTTAATTGAATTATCGCAATCCTAATTGCTTCTTTTTGATTGCGAATCGTCTTTCCCTTTTATCAATTCGATTGAATTTATTTTTGCCAATTTTTCTTTTAAGTTCAATCCAATCATCGAAATTTGATTGATCGATTTTGGGATTGATAATTTCTTCAATTGATTTCAAATCAGGATCTTCTTTTAATTTTAATTGATCGAAATAATTCATTGATTGATTAACCCCTTTCATATTCTTTACATGCTGGATTGTCAATTGATACGCATTTATTCAATTCAAAACAAAATGGATTGATTGCCTTATTCATACAGCATAAGCAATTATTACAAGTTCGATTATCTAATTCAGGAAAAATGCAATTCATTAATCGTTCATTGTCATCCATTTGATTGATTCCTTTCAATCAATCCCCAATCGAGTTCTGGATTAGGGATTGATTAATTGAGTTCTGGAATAGGGTTCTGGAATAGGGTGATTGATTACTCGCAATAGCCATCAATGATCAATTGGCTTGCTTCCTTATATGATACGAATTCCGAATCATCAATCCATTTCGGAATACCTTTAATCGTTTGACGATTGACAAATTTCCATTGATTGAGTTTTTTGGAATGCCGAATCAATTTCCAATCATCACCGATTGCCAATTCAAAGATTGATTTATCTTTGATTGGATCTCCAATTGTCCAATCATCCGATGGATCAACTGATTCAATCACTTCTTGCGTTTCAATCGTTACCGGCCCATTGCTTAAATCAATCAATGGTTTTTTAATCTCATCTTTTAATGTGATTATACCGCCAATAGGAGTATCAATCAATTCCTTTTTAGGTTTGGCAATCACCTTGCATTTGTTATCGGTAGCTGATTGATTGACAGGTTTTGATTGATTGGCTTTTTTCTTTGCTGCTCTTGCCTTGCCTTTATCTGATTTGGTAATTGATTGATTGGCAGGTTTTGATTCAACCTTTTTAATAACAGGCTTTTTAATGGTAGGTTTGGAATGATTGATTGATCGGCGTTTGATTGCAGCTTGCCTTTTAAAGAATTTCATTGCAGTTTTGCCATTCGGCAATCGATTATCATAATCAATTAAGAATGCATCGGTCTCGAACTTATCAATCAAATCAACATCGAATTGCTTCATGCAATTGATACATAAGATTGATTCATAATTGGAATGATCAATTGAATGTACTGTTGAATCAAACCAATCATTGCCGTCATTGAATGCAATTAATTGATTCATTGGATTGATTCCACAAAATGCTTTGCCAGTTTTTTGATTGATGATGTGATTCTTTTTCATTGGACTGTATCCTTTCGTTTGATTGATTGATTCTGATTGATTTCAAAATCAATTTGAAAATTTTGGAGTGATCAATATTGTTATGAATGATTGAAATACTCCATCGTCTATATATACGCCAAAAACCCCAGGCGATTGATTGGGTGATTGATTGATTGAAAATGCATA